GGCGTTCGCCTGCTGCGTCACCCGCTCTGCATTGAGCGCCTGACCCGTCTGCTGAATAAAGTGGCTTCGATATCGTTCTTCGGTCTGTGGGTCTCCCGGGTGTTCCTGGCGCGCAAGATCGCTCACGGCCTGAAGACCGGTTTCGTAATTCTCCGTAAGATTCTGAGCGGTGGGAACACCATTTGCCGCATACATCATCGAATGCCTGTCCACGTAACCCTTGATGTAGTTGGTAAACCGGCTGACGGTCATGTCCGGAGTACCGCCGTTCTGGCTAATCGCTTTTGGATTTCCTACGATATCACCGGCGTTGGCGTTGGGATCTGCATGAATGAGCGCCGTTGCCCCGTCAATCCCCTGCTGGTGAGCAAGATAGACCTCCCATGGCTGCGGCTGCCGTCCAAGGTCTTCTTTGAGAGCATCGCTGTTTTGCTTTGTAAGGGCTATTCCGAGCTGGATCTGACGATTGATATCCGTCCTGTTCCGATCCGTCCCGCCCATGCCGGCCCACGTGTCCGGCATGAACTGAAAGATCCCGAGAGCTGGTGAGCCCTTGGCGTTTGGCGTGAGTGGGTTCGTAACGCCACCCTCAGCGCTCCAGATCGTCAGAGCCGTACCCGGGTCAACTCCCTGGCGCTGTGCTTCCTGCGCTATCGCTGCCGCCGTTGCGCCACCCGTAACCTTGCCATAGGCTGCCTGAGCCTGTCCAAGTTCCTGAACCGGCTTGATAACCCTTTCGAGTTCAGCTTGCATAGGCCCGGAGAGCTTGTTTTTGTACTGATCGTAAAGCGCAATTCCAGCTTGAGGATCGGTTATCATTTGTCTTTCGATGGCGCCTTTGTACATCTGATCGATGTAATGCTGTGCCCTCATATTTATCGCTACGGCTGATTGCCCCGCTCCGGTAGGACCATAATCTAGTGTGCCGTCAGGATTCCGGCCTCCGGCGCCATAAGCGGCAGTCTCAACGAGAATGCTGTTTTCGTTTCGCTGGAGTTGCTGCGGATCATTATACTTATCAATTCCATTCTGGACATAAGCACCGAGTATGTTATTGCTGGTCTCCGTGTTCCATGCCATTACCTGTTCTGAGGCGTGTCTTTGCATGCCATCAAGTTCAATGTTGATTCGTCGTTGCGATAACGCATCGAACATTTTTTGCTGCATCGAGTTTGGAAGCTGATCGCGCACCTGGTTGCGCAAATCCAGCATTTGCTGTTGAAAGGCCGGAAATTGCGCTGCAGCATCCTTCCCGCGAAGCTGATAGAACTGACCGTATAAGTCACGAAAAGCGGGCGAAAATTGATTTGCATAAATATCGTTTATGGAGGTTTCGTTAATTAAATGCTGGTAGGCAAGGGCAGACTGCTCTTGCTTGTCCGCTGCCTGCTGAAGGGTCTGCCCGACTTGGCCGCCGAATGATTCAGGGGTGGCCTTATCGATTGTGTTGTAGATCACTTGACCCTGCGGAATTTCCTGTCGTGCATCAAATGCTGGAACAAAAGCCTCTCCTGGAACTACCGGCATTTAGACCCCTCCCGGACCATAGAGTTGGTATCCCATAGCCATCGGATTAGCTGGCGTATTGCTAAAACTGAAGCCGGGCACACCCGTCATGCCGTATGTCAGCCACCTATTTGATACGGTCGATGCCCCGCCAAGTATCGAGTTTCCGATGTCCCAGTTTGCCGCCGAACTGTAAAGCTGCGCCTGTGCGCCGTATTGTGCCCCCTGGTATTGGAGGTTTCGCGCCTGAAGATTAAAATTAGATCTAATCGTATCGGCGGCAAGTTCGCCCATCTCAGCGGCTGAGGATCTGACGTCTAAGGCCGAACCCTCATTCGGGTTCACACCGCTCGCCGCCTGGTTCGCGACGATCCCGCCCATCATCTCGCCTGTCTGGATACGCTTGGCTTCCTCCTGGGCCTGACCCTGCTCGAGCGCGAGCTTTGCGTTTTGGTTGGCGACGATCTGGTTGTTCCGGGCAACCTGAGCATTATAATTTGCCGATTCATATCCCGAGATGCCCTGCATAACCGCGCCGCCGAGGCTCGCAATAATGCTGCCTATCGCTAGAACTGGAGCTGCTGCGCCCACCTTTATCTCCTCATCTCAAACCGAAAAAACGGCATATTCCAAATCCCATAAGGCGCCGGCTCCGGATCGAATTTAAATCCAAGCCATTTGAGCCACCTGATAGCCCGCCCGTGCCGCGCGTCCACGTAATTTGCAAGCACCGGAAAAAGCTCCAGCATCGCCGGCAGCCGCCGCTTGCACTCCCGCAGAAACGTGAATCCATATTTTTGCACCTGGTCCGTCCCGAGCAGCCACGGAGATCCGATCCCGCCCAGAATATCCAGGGGCGTAACTCCCCACATGCACACCGGCTCGTCGTTCATCAGCCCCGTCCACGCCACGGCCGACCGCTCGAGCGAATCTTTGAGCGCCCTGTACGGCCCCATCCCCACGGCGGCGGCCACCTCCTCCCGGTCCGCCTGACTCATGTTATTAGCGAGCCAAAATAGGTGATCGCTATGCGCGGGGACTACGATTCGGGCCATCAAAAACCTCTCACGCGAAGCCGCGAAGCCGCGAAGAATAAATATGGAGATATGGATTTTCCGTTTTTCACTTCTTCTTTGCCTTCTCGCCAGCGACAATCCCTTCCCTGACAGCGCGTCCTTCATCGCCCGTTTTCTCCAGCACCTCGTTTGCCACCTGCGCCGCAACTTTACTTTGCTCGCGGCTCAGATGATGCGCATTTTTGATCTTAAATCCCGCCGGCGTCCAGGGCATTCCTGATTCCTTTCACCGCGTCTCCGTGTCTCTCCATGACCTGTCTATGATCAGTCCCCGCGTCGATCTTTATCCCGGCGAATCCCCAATGCTCACCTCCGGTATCACCCCCAAAATCGTGCACGGCAGCGGGTTATCCTGCTGTATGCATACGTCGTCATCCACAAGATATTGGTTGTCGATCACAAGCCTCTGGTCCCCCGTAAAAAGCGGGATCGCAGTCCCCATCGAAACCGCGCTCGATCTTTCCTTTATCTCGGTCAGGTCGTTAAAATTCGGTCCGACTTTAAGTCCTCGAGTATCCTTCACCCTCACAGCCACAGCGGCGATTTTCTTCCGGTAGTCCTGCACCTGCATCACCATGCCTTCAGGTTCCATGCAAAGCGTCTGGAGCTGCGCCTGGTAGGCAAGCCCCACGGTCACTCGCGAGGCCGCGTTTTGCAGCGTGATGCTCCCGTTCACGACCACCTGCTGGGGCTGTACGCTCCCATCGGCCAGGATGGAAACCGTTGCGCCGTTCAAATGATCGAGACCGGAAATCACCGTTGCCGGCGATCCAAAATATTGAAGCCCGCAGTCAACGAACCACGCCTTTGTCACATCGGCCGAATTGTTCGTGAGGAAATTCCGGCCGTCCATCCGTTCGACGTATTTCACGGGATTTCCGCCGTTTATCCCCGGAATGGTCCTTTGCACCACAAAGTAAACCGAATCCATATTGATCGGAGGGATTTGCTGCTCGGGAATGGATGCGACGCTTATGAACCGGTCCGTCCCCGAACTGCCGAAAGAATCATGATGCGCCCACGCGTAAACGTCCTGCTCTTTGAGATACGTAAATGAAAGGAGCACCCCGTCGTCGCGCACGATCCACACCTGGTAAAAAGGCTGTTCGGCGTAGGCCCATCTTTCCATGTTGTGTCCGAAGAAAAGGTGCTGCGCCAAAACGCTCATGTCCGTTCCGGTGTAGACGTTCACCCAGAAGTTATAGGCGAGATCGCGGACAATCGAACCTTTCACCTGCACGTACAGGATATCGTAATTTATGACTATCGGAGGAAGGTCGGCTGCTCCCACGTAATTTTGAGGCACAACGACCGTGTTCGACGGGGTGACTGCCACCGGACTCGTGATCGCGCCACCCACCAGAAGCCATGCGCCCCCCGAGGAGAGGATCACGAGGTTGTTCATCGGCACGAGCCATTTGACCGCGTTCACCTGGTTCGCCGCAATCGTCATTACAATGGCGTCCGATGCCTGGCTCGGATTGCTCACGTCCATGTTCTTGTAATCGGCGGGCCTCGTCATCCAGATTGTCTGAGGATTCGCGTTGCTGCCGGCGAAAACCTTCCTTTGCTGGAAATAGGTCGCGCACGACGGGTAGTTGCCGCTCGGTGTGACCGTGGGCTTGAATGTCGCGCTCGTGCCGGCGCTCTGAGTTGCCGTAAGGGTTGCGTTGTTCGTGTAGGATGAAGTCGGGGTCCCTGTCACCGTGATGCTCTTTATGACCCCGTTTGTAATGTGAGGCGTGAACGTGCAGCCCGCGCCGCCCGATGGAGCTATCGTGACTTTCCCGAAGTATCCCGTCCCCCCGTTTGTGACCGTCGCCGTGATAACGTCCAAGCCCCACGTTGGTATGACGTTTATGTGGCCCGCAAATCCCGACCCCTGATTTGCCACCGTTACGACCGGCGCCGTGTAGTTCTGTCCGCCGTTTGTCACGGTCACACCTGTGATGGTGCAGTTCGGCGAAGTCCCTGTCAGAACAGGAGTGAGCACCGCGCCCGTGCCCGTGATGTCGGTTACCTCGAGCTCGATGTCCGAAGAAAAATCCGCGCTCGATGTCAGAACGTCCACCTCGGTGATCGGCCCGATCTGAAAAGGATTTGTCCCCTGGGGAGGCGCCTGCGTAAAATCGGGAGCGATTTCGGTATCGGTAAAGCTGGTCCCCTTCGCCGTCCCGATGTATCCGTACATGGCGACCGTAGGGTCGATGGCAAGGTTGTACGTTGCGTTCGCCTTGTACACCCGGTAATACTGGGCCGCCGTCAAGCCTTTCCACGTGATGATGTTGTAAGCCCCTGAATCGGAATTCAACTGCACGCCTGTCCCGGTCACGGCCGCCGATGGATAGGATTCATCGGGAGGCGTGTCGGATACGGCCGTAACGAGGTATGAATAATTCCACTTCGTGTCCGTATAGCCGCTCGTCCCCGCCTGATTGGTGAACGCGACGCCTGTCGGAGCTGCCACCTGGGGGGCGAAATCGATCTCGGTCAAGGTCCAGATCCAGTGCTGCGTGCGCGTCAGGTCCTGGGGAGGATGGTTCGGATGGCACAAGGTGAGTGTATCCGCGCTCTGCGTCCATTTGATCTGCTGCACCTCGGACCCCGCAGCCTGGTTTATCTTAGCCGCCGATCCACCGTAGCCGGTGTAGGTGGGCCAGCTCGTCGCGTCGATCGGGCTTCCGGCAAGAGTCATGATGCTCACGATGTTTCCGCTCGTTATGCCCGAAATAAGGTATGGCGTTGTCGAATCGAGCGGGGTCCCTGTTCCCGAAATGACGATCTGATCTCCGGCCTTCCAGCCTCCATTTGTTCCCGGACTTGGCACGGTGATTTCAAGCGGATTCAACTGGTAGAAACCGTCCACCGAAAAAGCGCTCTCGGGCACGTATCCAAGATAGGGAGTCGCAAGCGTAAATACCCTCGCGACCGTCCCCCCGGTTGCCGCCCCTCCATAGGCCGTATAGCCGGCCGTGTTTACCACGTTTCCATCAAGGTCGGTCAGGGTGAAAGTCCCGGCGCCGGAATTCACATTGGCGACGAGATATTGTTTCCCCGGTGTCGAGTCGAGCTGCGTGCCCGTGCCGGCGATGAAGACCTGGTCCCCGTCATTGTAGTTATTGCCCCCGGCCGTGATGACTCCCGGATTGGCGTTGCTGATCGACTGGATGGGAAAGTAGGGCTCCAGCACATACCCGCCGTTCATTATGACGCGCATGTAAAGATGGCCGAACTCCAGCATATAGTTCTGGATGAGATTAAACTGGAAGGGTATCAGGTGAACGGGCCAGGTCGAATTCCTGCATCTCCCGACAAACATCGTACCGGCGCGGTTAGACACTCCCCCGGACGGCCATGTAAAAAAATTCCGGAGCAGCTTCGCCGCGATATGGTACTTGGCCAGGTCCACCCGGGCCCAAAGGTTCGGACTGATCTCGCCTGCGGCAAATGAAGGCTGAATGAAATTAACCGGACTCATTTAAACTCCGTGAATAGTGAACAGTGAACAGTGAACAGTGAATAGAAAAGGCAGTTCCCAATGACTACTCACTGCTCCTCGCGTAGCGATAGAACCAAGAGGAGTTATTTTTGCTTCTTGCTGCTCACTGCTCACTCTTCACTCCTCACTGCCCTTAAAACTCCCCGATGATGTCATAGAAAGCAAACCCGGACAGGCTGCCGCCTGAATAGCTATTCGGTATTTCCACAACCCCCACGGAGACCCAGTCCTGCCAGAGACCGGCTTTCGGTATCTGCGCCGCCGCCTGTGACGCTGCCGGAGTCCCGGCGATAATCTGCCCGTTGCCCCCCGAATCAAGGCAAAGAAGCACTTTCAGATATTGCGTGTTTGAGGTGCTAACTCCCGTCAGGTTCCACAGGTTGTCGGCGGCCCCCTTTGAATAGGTGTGGGAATCGAGCTGATACTTAATCGCGTCTGCGGTTTTGGCATAGCCTGCCGTCGAGCCGTTGATCGTCCCTGCCGCCGCTCCGAAAACGGACCTTACGCCCACCCTGGTTCCATTGACGTAGTTGTCCCGGATGATCTGGTTTCCTACGTTATAGCCTATGTAGATAACGCCCCCATACTTAAGAACACTGTTGTCGTCTTCGCTGGTCAGGGCAGCCGCTGTCGTGATTTTGTTTCCAAGCAGCTTCACGCTCGGCGGCACAGTCAGCCCGGCCCCGCTTATATCTATGGAGAGGTTTGTGTACGAGTTTGCATGGGAAATCGTGTTGTTATAGACTTCCGTGAAGGCTTTCGCGCTGTATCCGCTGCTGTTCCAATAAACATAGATGGCCGCCTCCGGCAAATTTGGAGTGTTAGTCGAAGAATTCATGCGAATCGTATTATTTTCGATAACCTCCATCCCGGTAGGCGAGGGAGGGGCAAATACGCCGATCCCGTAACACCATCCGCCGTCGATGGTGTTGTTGCGAACCGACAGAGTCTGGATGAGCGAATCAGAGCTGTAAGAGGGCGCTCCCCCTATCTTAATCGCTGAGCCAAGTTCAGCGTCATAAGATGGGTTTGAATGAATGTAGTTGCCCTCGACGATTATTTTCGCGGGCTCATCGAATGAACTGGGATAGACGATAATCCCTGCCATAACATTTCCGGCATAAGAGGGACCTCCGCTATTCAATGCGATATTCCCCGTTATTTCGACAAGATCGCCATCTGTTTCGACCAACTGGCCGACAGTATCGAGGATGTTATTTTTAAAATGAATCGCCCTCGATGCAAACGCGCCAAAGGCATTAAAGGCGCAATTGTAGAATCTGTTGTTCTCGATCCAGGCTTCGTCCACGCCGGCGGGAGTAATGACCTCAGCGCCAAATCCCTCGAACGCGCAGTGCTCGATCACGAGCTGATTTATTCCCTTGGGGTATAGGCACTTGTGGTTTATCTGAACCCCGGCGGCGGCTGTGGCGAGGCTCGTTATCTTTATGCCGCGCATAGTAAACCGGTCGAGAATCGTGCCACCCCTGGAAAGTGCGATGGACCCGCTTTGACTTGCTACCGTGGCTGTTCCTGAGCTGATGGTGAGGGCGGCAGGATAAGCGTCTATCCATGCCGTAAAGCTCGTTGCGTCAAAGAAAAGCGTGCCGCCGCCGGTGATCGTTATGTTGTTTTGAGAAAGATGAACCGCTTCAGTCAAACGATATATTGCGCCCGGCGCAGTGACGACAGTCGTTCCCGCAGGCACGGAACTTAGCATGGTCTGAAAATTGGCAGTATTGTCAGTCCCATTGCCCGTCGTTCCATTGCTGTTTCCAATACATCCGTACTGCTCAGGCGTCACCCATCCGAGGCTGGTCTGGAAATAGACGGTTGTCCCGGTGAATCCGCTCATGATATTTCCTCCAATCCCAGGATTCCATTCGTGCAGACGAGCTGATAGGTATGACCGTTGCTCGTATCGAGCAAAACGGTCGAGCCTGCCTGGACCATTGTCTCAGTTGTTTCAGTGGAGGACAGCCCCGCTATCTGCGCCGCAAGCTGCTGACACTGCATCGTCAGGTAATCGAGCGCCGCTTCGACCACCTGCGGATAAAATGCGCCCTGGTTCGTAAGCGAGGTATTTTGCTGGTAGGGCACAACGCGCTGAATCGTGATCGACCACCCGGAGGCAAGCGGGCTGCCCGACACCGTATAAGTTACGATCCCCCCCGTCGCGTTCCCGATCCCGCTCACGCTGTACTGGCTCGTGCTCAACGTCGTCACGACGGCCGGGCTCACGTTGTTATTGGTGAGCGTAACGACCATCTGGCTCTGGGCCGGCACAAGGAAATTATAGGCAAACTGGGTCGTTGCCCCATTGCCCAGATATGTCACCGTGCTTTGCGTTGTCGTCAGCACTTAAAATCCTTTCCACCACAGAGGCGAAAAGCATCTCACCACAGAGGCACAGAGATCACAGAGAAATATAATTTGGGTAAAAGGCAAAGAGCAAAGGCTTTTGGTTTTTCAGCTTAGTCATGCTTTCCTCTGTGTTCTCTGTGTCTCTGTGGTGAATGCTTTTACCATATCCAGTTGCCCCAGCCGCCCGAATCCCCGAAATCATCATCGGTCGGATAAGGCAAATCCCCCGGTATCGGATAGTACCCTCGAACCTTGATCCAGTCCGGCGTATGGCTCGGACTGACCGGCTGCTCGTTTCCGTCAACGGCCCGCGCTACGATCGCCGCCTGAGCTGCCTTCTCGTAGAGCGCCTTGTCCATCTGCTTGTCGCCGATGAGCGCCCCCACCAGGTGAGACGCGAGCATGAAAACCATCGCTTCCGAGAACTCGTCGTCCCAGAGGTTCGGATTATCGACCAGGGCCGTGTAGATGATTATGGCGTCCTCGATGTAGCTCATTATCACTTTTATCTGATTGCCGTTTGCATCGTAGTCCAGGCCGATCTGGTAGCTTGGCCGGTTGTTGAAGCCAAACGGCATGTTCATCGGCGCCTGATAAAAGCCCGGCATCAGGACAAGCCCTGAGTTTTCAGGCGTTTCTCCCGGAGGATAATAGGGCGGCTTTACCTGGCGAAGCCTCACGCAGTCTTGCGGCCAGGCGTATTCGTATGTCCAGGGCACAGGCGGAAACGGAGGCGTGTTGTTCGGATTTTCAGGAGTGTTTCCCGCCGCCGCGATGAGCGCAAGGTTTGCCTGGTACCTGGCGAAGCTCCATGGCGCGAGCCTCAGGAGCGCCCTTGTCGCCGCCTCGAAGTGGGTCGTGCAGGCCTCCGCCTCCGGATTCGCCTCAGTCATCGAAGCGATGCTCGAGCGGGTCCCGATGACGCTCAAAGCTCTATTGCAAATGTCTACCTGAGCCGGCATTTAATTTTCCCCTTCTGAAGGCGGATCATCTTTAGTGCTTAAATTTCTTCGCATTTCTGGCGAAATTAGCCTGCTTCTTCGTCGAGCCGCTTGCCTTGCTGCCGGGTGCGAGGACCTCATTGGCGTATTCCTGCACGGATTTGCCGGCAGCGTTCGCTTTCCGCGTAAACTCGCCTTTGTGGGCCGGATTTATATGAATGCTCGACTTGCTGCTCTTCGAACTCGAAGATGATTTGGATGCTTTACTCATCTTCTTTTCCCTCCTTTTCCGGCTCCTCGGTCACGGCCTCTACCATTGCGTGATAGAGCTGCACGGGCTTCAACTGGTACTTGTCGGCAAACTCCATCGCGGCCTTCGCGAGCTCGATCCGGTCCCCCATGTCGAGGTAGCGTTTGCCCATTATTTCCCGTCCTTATCCGTATCCATTTTCGGATACATCTTATCGAGCAAATCCTTTGACCCCTTCATGCGTTCGGCTTCCTCCGCCAGGTTCTTCGCTATCTTTTCCGCCGCTTCCGTTGCTGCCTTCAGGCGCTTCTCATCGGCCATGACCTCTTTGGCCCTGGCGAGCGTGTGCGCATCGTCATGAGCCTGCCACTCCTTGTCTGTCTTTGGTCCCTCGATTGTTCCCATCGCTTTATCAGTCCTCAGTCCCTTTTTCTCCGTGTCTGCTCCATGTGCGCATCAACCTTGCGTGACAAATCCCGTATGTCCGTTTTCAGTTCATCGGTGCTGCGGACAAGGGTTTCCTTGAGGTCCTTTTCGCTGGCGTCCCTTTTTGCCGTGAGCATCGCCACCTTCTCCTTGAAATCCTCGTGGGCCTGCAGGCTCGTGAATCGTTCGGGCAGCTTCGCAACGGCGACCTCGAGCACGGTTACCCTGTCGCACGTGGCGCTGCTCAAGGTTTTTATCGACCCGATGATAAAGGCCGTATAAACCGCATGGCCGCCCAGCATGATGAATATGACCACGAGATTCAGGACGAACATCCCGTATTTCGATAACCAGTCCCGCGTATCTTCGCGCGTCATACCAATTCTTTCCTCTTTACTCCGTCTTCCGTCCCCCGTCCTCCGTCCTCCGCTACGCCAATGCCCTTCTTGTCCATCCATGGAGATATTTGTTGCACTCCGGGTGCTTGATGCAAATCGCCTGGAAGTGCTTCTCGCACACCTGGCGGTATTCATCGATATTGTGGCAGCCAATGGCCAGCATCAGCGCCGTCTTCATTCCCATGAGCACGCCCATGTTGAAAACCTTGACCCTCATCGGCGCATCCTGGATCCCATCGAGCTTGTACTTCTGCCAGAAATCCCGGTAGTAGATTGCGATGGCCTGGTCGCGCGTAAGGGCGGCGATGTTGACAGTCGGGTAGCTCCGCTTCGAGATCCCGAACTTCGTCTCGCCCCCCGGGTCGTCGGGATCGTTCACGTAGCCGCCCTCCCAGTTGTCGATGAGGTCGTCTACGGCTTTTTGGAAATCCTCAGGGTAATCGGCCATGTCCAAAATCCTTTTCACCACAGAGGCACAGAGATCACAGAGAAAAGAGATGTCTACTGTAAAACCCTACCAAACTTGCAAATTTGCGCAGGTTGCGGTTTTTGCGTAGCATAGTACTTCTCTGTGTCCTCCGTGGCTCTGTGGTGGATCTTTAACTAAGCGAGCTCAGGTTGTGTTGATCCCTACTGGCATCAGCCGGTTCCCCTTGCGCATGCCATGGTTTCGGCTCCGGCTTCTTCTCCACAATCCCCGTCTGAGGCGACAGGATCGCGCCGATCCCGGTGATGACGCCTACGATTTTGAGCTGCAAGCCGGAATCGATGTTTGCCCCCAGATACTTGAGCGCTTCGACCGAGGCGATGCTCACCACCAGGCCCACGAAAGCCGGGTCCTGCCAGTAGGGCTTGCCGCTTGCCTTGTCCTTTTCGTAGTAAAAGGCGACATTAACGAACCATTTCAGGTATTCCATCACCGTTTTTCTCCTCATTTGCTCGTTTTGACTGTCGTGCTCGCCGGAGGGATCAACATTGGGAGTATCGCCCCGGCCACGGCTGTAGTGGCCCCCGCAGTCTCCCCCGTCTGGACTATCCCCTGTACGGGGCCCGGCGCACTCGCCGTATCGTGCCCTATGGCCGTAGCATTTCCCTCATGGTCGATCTGATAGAGGTAGGTGCCCTTATGGGTGATTCCGAAGCCCAGGCTGTCGGTCGATTTCCAGTAGACGGCCGCGCCGACTGTTTTGGGCGTGAGATCGAAGTACTTCACTTCCGGCTGATAATTAGCGGCGCAGCCGGCCAGTATAAAGGCCGTAAAGACAAGGGCCGTCCATCGCATCATGATATCCCCCTCATAGGAGTTCCGGGTTCCGGGTTACGGGTTTGCGTCCGGTGTTAATGGGTTCCGGGTTTCGGGTTACGGGTTGAAGAAACTCGCAACGCGCCAACTCGCAACTCGCAACTCCCGAAGGGGCCAACTCGCAACTCGCCAACTCGCAACTTCCTCACGGAGTGAGCCATTTTTTGAGGACTTTCGAGTTTTGAGTAGTTGCTCAGTCCTCAGTCCTCAGTCCTTGCTTCTCAGTTCTCAGTCCTGCCCCTAAGCCAGCGCAGCCGGATTTACCGAACTGGCAGGGACTGCTGTCTTCGCTGTCGAAGCCGCAGCCACGGCCTTGCTTGTTCCCGCCACGGCCGCACCGACGACAACGCTTGCCGCCTCGACCGCGCTCTGCACGACGTGGGCCGCCGTTGTCAGGTCTGACGAACTGAGCGTCCCGGCCGCATAAGCGCTCGCCGCCGTCGTAAGGGCCGTTACGGCCGTAGTGGCATTGTTGAGCAGCGGGGTCACAAGATTGCCAATCGTTGAAGTGGTCCCGGGAAACAGTTCTTCGATCACGGGCAGAACGGATTGCTCCAGGCCTTTGATGAAATCGTTGTAGTAGGTGAGGACCTCATTCCAGTTGACGCCTTTAAACCAGGCCTCGACTTTCGCGATTTCCGCCTTTACATCGTTGATGAGTACCGACAGTTCGCTCATTGCTCACTCCTTTCGCCGTGACTGGTGAATGGTGAATGGTGAATGGTGAAAACCAATCACGAGTCACGACTCACGAGTCACGAGTTGTTTGTCTTTCCAATTCACGATTCACGATTCACGAATCACGAGCTACCATTCACGATTCACGATTCACCAGCCTACGAATTGTCTTCCTCTGTCTCGATCTCGAAGCCGTAGGTCGCAGTCCCGAGCGTCAGGGTGTTGTTGTAGACCTGGATAACATCCCCGGTCCCGCGCAGGATCAACGGCTTGTCGCAGCTCCGGCAGAAATCCCACACGGTCGCCGAACAGGCCAGCACACCGAGGGACAAAGGCGCCGCCCCGATGATCGCATGACCGGTCCCGGCAAGAGCCGCCGCCGCGTAGGTATTTACCAAGGCTGTGGCCCCGGGATCGCTTTTGTCATGCTTCCCGGCCGTAATCGCCGTTGCGCTCCCGGATGCAGAGATCGCCGTACATCTGAGCAGCGTCAGGTCCGCTTCAATTGCGGTCGCGGCAACGATGGACCAGATGGAGATGCGCTTCACGCGAACGGTCATTGTGGCCGATCCCTGGATTTCAACGAGGACCGCAGCCGCCGTGCTGTAGAGCGTGTTGCCCACGCTCGCATAGCGGTAAGTGTTTTTGTTGCCCTCGGTCGTGACCAGCACCCGTCCGGTGGCATCCAGATTGCTCATGGGCGGGATCACATTATTCTGAAAATTTATCGGTATTGAAGGCATTTGCTCACTCCTTTTACGGAAATCGGAGATCAGAGGACAGATGGCGGATTTCCTACCTCCGTCTTCCGACTTCTGTTTACGCGCTCGACGCCATCCCGGATTTCACTTCCTGCGGCGCAGCGCCAAAGTTCCTCACATCTCGCGTGAGTTCATCCACAGGGTTCGGAAGCGGCCCGTTTACGACGCCGTACTTTTTCATCGCCGCCCTGGCCGCCGAATCCTGAGGAACCATATGCGGCCCCGGCATGAGGTTGTCATCCACTTCGACAATCTCGCCTTCCTCCCACAGCCGCTGATGGATGAACGCCCTTTCCAAAAGTTTGTACTTGGCCATTCCGCTTCGCTCCATGCAGGTCAGGGGTCAGGGGTTATGGGTTATGGGTTTACCCCTTACCCCTTACCCCGTACCCATTACCCGTCTCCTAAAGATACAGGTTCGAATACCCGCTCTGGTATCCCAGTCCCGGACCCAGGGCCGTCTTGTCGAGCACGATGAAAGCCGCGATCGCGCCGGCCGTCATGTTGGCCGCGCTCACCTGGTACAGCATCTGAATGTACTTCACCATCGCGCTGCCCGTGGCCGGCGAAGGCGTCATGGGCGGGAGCTTGATCCTCATCAACTCGACCCCCATACCGGTTGCGGGCAGGGTAAGCTGGGTGAGCGTGAATGCAACGCTTGAGGCTACCGTGACCCACGATCCGGGTACTCCATTGTTGTCAGGCGCGTACTGCAGGTTCACCGTCAGTGTTGAGCTTGATCCGGTAAAGCTCACGGTCGCCATTACGACAAGCTCCAGGGGCTCGCCAATACCGAGGTCTCGGCCGTACCCTTTGGCCGATGCCCCAAGCTGGCTGACATCGATGATGTTGTAAGATGTGGTCCCGCCGCCGCCGCTTACAAACGTGGTCCCGGAATTAACCGAAGTCCCGGAAAACACGCCCGTTGCGGACACGGTCCCGTCCAAAATCAAAAGTCCGTCCATTATCATCTCAAACTCCTTTTAGGCTGAAGACTGAAGGCTGTTAGGCTGTTAGGCAGTACCTAAAAGCCTTCAGCCTATCTACCTTCAGCCTGCTTTTTACGTGAGTGCCGTCTCCGTGTTGAGTAGTTGGTCGCAGGTCCTGATCGGAATGCCCCTGAATGTGGTCACGGGCTTTCCGTCGAACTCCTCCATCCGAAGCAGCACGTTCGTCTTGTTTACCGCCTGAATATCCAGCCAGGTGGAAATCGCGCGGTTGCAGTAAAAGCCCGCCTGCCCAAGGGTGAGCCTTGGAGCGTCGCTCGTCTGCACGTTTCCGGCCCGGGCCGGCTGGGTCGGCAGCCTGTGAATCGCGCGGATCATGAGGTTTATGAGGTTGGGAGGCGTCCCGCCCGAAAGCGTGCTGACATCGATGTTGGCGATCCGGACCGCATACCTCCAGTCCTTCACCACAAGCCCCGCGTCCCATTTGTAATGGGTCCGCCAGGCGTAGTACGGATTGGAGTTTGAATCGTACACAGGCGTTTTGCCCATGTCCTCCTGCCGGAAACCCGCCTTCTGACCCTTGGGGAAAATCCCGTGTACCGACATCGGCCCCCAATGTACAAGCCACACGCTCGTGCACGTGGAACTTGTTCCGCCGGCATTCAGCACATTGTTCGCCGTCTGGGAAGTTGCCGTAGATATGCTCGGATATCTCGGCGAAAGACCCATGAAAGCCGCAGGCGTCGAGGTGATGTTGTTGTAGAAGATCGTGCCGGCCATCTGCTGGTTCATGCCCTCAAGAAACGCCAGCTCTTCGGACAGCCTGAAGGCGCGGTCGTTTCCGGACAATGCCACCAGGTCCACATCGATGTCGCTGTAAGTTTCGAGCATCCCGCAGCTCTCAATAATCTGAGCTGTGGTCGATTTGCCCCTCGGAACGCCCTGATTAAGCAGGCGCCAGTAAGCGCTCGGGAGTCCCGTCCTGATTGTCGTTTTATGCCCGGTCGGAAGATTTCCCTCCACCCAGAGCATGTCGTCTAAGATTTCATTGGTTTGGGACAAAAGATTGATGATCTCGGCAATCTTTCCGTCATCATCTATCCGCTTGGCCCAATCCGCCAGTGTCAAGGCCACAGGGCCTATGGTTGCTCCACCGCCGCCAGGCATGTTGAAACTCCTTTTTAAGGTCAAAGGTTATGGGTTATGGGTTATGGGTCAGAGGCGGCGCCTGGGTTCTGGGTCATCTCTACCCCTTACCCCTTACCCCTTACCCCTTACCCCTTACCCCTTACCTTCTTCATTCATCGTCGGATACATTTGCGCAAGAAGGGTGTCTTTCTTGTCTCGCACCGGTCCTCCGGAAAGAGATCCCGGTTCGGCAAGAACCTTCCCAATCTTGACGAAAAACTTCACCATTGCGGGATTGTTCCCCGCGCCCGTCATGTTTAGCGCCTCACGCAAGGCCTTGGCCTCTGCGTCGGTTTTGACGAACGGGTTACTTTCACCCGGCACAAAGACCTGAGCGGCATCTTTTATGCTCTGCTCGAACTTCGTACCGCCTATCTCATTGTCCGCTTTCACCTCGGCCTGCCACTTCGCCTGGGTCTCAGCCCACAGCTTGTAGGGGGCCTCGATCTGCGCCCGGAGTTTTTCCCCTCCGAAATCGAGCAGCTTTTGCGCCTGCTCCTGAGTCAGGTCCAGCTCTTTGGCTATCACCTTGAACTCAGCCCCGGTTTTCTCATCGAGCGTTGTCCCCTCAGGGACCGTGAACTCCGCGTACTCCTCGGGCGCTTTGGCCTCGGGCTTTTTCTCCTCGGGCTTCTCTTCCGGCTTTTCCTCCGGCTTCTTTTCTCCGTCCCCCGTCTTCTGTCCGCCGTCCTCCGTCTTCCCCGGCTTTGTCTCTGCGGTCTTGTCGGCAGCATCGCCCAGGATATTCGTCTGAGCCGTCTGCTCGGCCGTCTTGGTAGCGCCGTCTTCCACGGCGGCGCTGTTGATCGCGCTTGTGGTCTCTTCAGGCATCTTGCTTCCTTTCAAGCTTCTTTTTAAGTCTGGCTCTCGTTACGAATTCAAACAGGTCTGGGTCCTCTTTCCTGATAACGTCCAGAACCTGCCTGTCCGGTGATTTCTGATGCTCCGTGCATTCCTCCCGCACCTTATCGTTAAAGCTCTTCCAATCCCCGTTGTGCCCGTGAAAGAGATGGCAGTTGAGGTATCCCCCTTCCTCACACAGCGCGATGAGGTTCTTCGGGTCCAGCTCCAATGCCGGCGCAAGATGAAACGGCGCTATGTGGTGCACCTGCACCCTCACAGTCCCCCCGCACCACTGACATTCAGGCTCCTTCTCCAGGTGTTCTTTTTCGACCCTATGCCACTGCGGACTGCGAAGATGGGCCGGCTTGCCCTTGAAGAGGTCGTGAATAAGTTTAAGATGTCGTTGCATCGTGTTTCGTCCTGTTGTATCATGTTGCATAGTGTCGCGGGGGCAACAAAAAAGGCGCATATCGAGTGATCGGGCACCCGATTGCGCCTTTCTGTTCTATTCGCCGCTCTCGCCTGGCCGGGCTAAAGCGGACCCCGTCTAAGAGCCGTGAATCGTGAATCGTGAATCGTGAATCGTGACTGGCAAAGAACCCATTTGTTCTTTATTTTTTTCTACTCACGATTCACGATTCATGATTCACGAGTTCTCTCCTCGTTCTCCACCGCCATCTTCATATAAAGCTCCGGGCTCAACCGGTTGATCTCGCCTATTAGAAAGTTCCCAACGGTCCTCCTGCCTTCATTAAACGCCATTGCGAGCGCCTCGACCGAAAACGAACTGTGATACACCCCGCACATGGTAAGCAGGTCCCACATCCACATCCGACCCTCGGGCGCGCCCATCAGGCCCCGCAGCGCCGCTTTCTTTAGCAGGTCCCGCGTCTTCCAGCCCCTTTCGCGCCTGGCTACATGCTGAGGATCGCCCGCGTTGTATGGGGTATTCTCCTCCGTCATAATCTGGTCATTCCTCTTACCGGCTTTAGCCGGAAGACCGTCCTCCGTCTTCCGTCTTCCGTCATCCGTCTTCCGTTATCCGTCTTCCGTCCTCCGTTACGTCAGCGTGAAGATCCCCGCCGCATCTATCTGGAGCGTCAACGACCCTCCCGTGTTGCTCTTGTTTCCCCCCAGGTCCGCATAGCAGATAAGAAAACTGGTCGAGTTCGTCCCGGTATCCTTGTAGAGAATCGCATACCTGGCAGTGGTGAAGCCGCCCCCGGCGTCCTGGGCAATAACAATGTTGCTCCCTGAAAACGTGATTATGTCGCTCGCCGGAGCGCTCACGGTCGGACTTGGCAGGGCTGGCCCTCTGTCCACATAAGCGGTCCCGGTCGGCACCTGGTTTGAATAGACGCCGCTCGTGTTCAGGCTTGCATCTGAAGCCAGTGTAGGCGTATAGCTCGCGGTCACCAGGAGACACTTGATCGTATCGGTTGCAAGATTGATCGTGGTCTGGGCGGAGATCCCCAGGGCCTGCTGTTTGAATTTATCGTAGACTACCCATGCCATTTTAAGCCTCCTCTTCCGAGTGGAAAAGCTCTCTTATTTTTAGATGTTTTGCGAGTTCGGTCTTGTGCTCGGCAACCCTTGGGTGATCGCCGTGGCCGTTATCCTCGAACTGTTTTATGCTCTCGCGAAGCTGCTCTATCCGAGCCGAGTTTCTTTCGGCGTCGTAATCCCCCGGACCGGAGACAACCTCGAGCGGCTGGCCCTGGATTCCCATCGTCGGCTTCTGTTTGAATCGGTCAAAAAACCCCATATCACTCCCTCCTGGCTTTAGGGCTGCCGCCCCACATCGAGCAAATTCCAAGATATATCGCTTTTACCGGGCCCATGATTATCCAGAGCGTGTTGCCGGTAAAGCCGATCGATCCCGCCGCAATGACCACCGTTGTATTTGCCATGGCTCAATATCCCCGCGACCGCGGGCTCCCCATCCACATCGACCAGACATTGAGATACACTGCCTTGATCGCTCTCAACCCGCCTGTAAGGCTCTTTCCGGTAAAACTCATCGCCCCGCAGGCGATTGAAACTACAGTCGCGCCGAGCACAACCAGGGACTTGCCGGCCATCGTCAAAGCCGCATGGCCAACCGCTATAACCTCATTCACATGGGTAGCCTGACCCGCAAAGCTCAGGGCCGCGTAACCAATTGCAACCATTGTCCCCACTATCGTGGTGAGGCTTTTCGCGGAAAATGAAAGGACCGCGTGCGCAATAGCTATCGCCTCATTTACGTGCAGCGCCTTGCCCGCCAGGCTGAGAGCGACGTGAGCAATTACAATGGCTTCATTTACGTGCAGCGCTTTCCCTGCCAGCGTAAGGGCGCCATGAGCAATAACAAGCGCCTCGTTGATATGCAGGGCCTGACCCGCCAGGCTGAGCGCAGTATGCGCTACTGCAATGGCCTGGTTGACATGCAGGGCTTTGGCCGCAAAGGTCAATGCCCCATGAGCTATCCCGTCCACCTCGTTTGCGTGCGAAGGCTCGCCGCTAAGGGTAAGGGCCCCGTGGGATATAGAAACCGTAACAGGCGAACTGAGGGTTGGCGTCCAGGTCCCGCTCGCAGTGAAAGTCCAAATATCGTTGCCGCCTGACTGTGAATGCGAACCGCCTGTGGCGCTCGATATGACTCCTATTGTGGCGGAAATAATGACGATGCCCGAACCGCCCGCTCCGCCTGCGCCTGAGTTGCCTGCTCCGCCGCCCCCGCCCCCTCCGGTATTGGCTGATCCTGCCGTGCCGGCAGCCCCGGAAGCTGCCGCGCCGCCGCCGCCGCCGCCTGAACCGCCCGCTCCCGCCGTGGTGCTTCCTGGTGTGTATCCAGCGCCTCCGCCACCCCCTGCATAAGTAACGGCAGTTCCGGAAATCGATGAAGAGGAACCATTGCCGCCTGCGCCGCCTGCACTGCCCGAAGCGTTATAGCCAACCTGTGAAGCACCTCCGCCGCCTCCAGAGATATAGGTCGAGGAATTTCCATTTCCCCCGGCATATCCCTGCCCAGCAGTGCCCGAAGCTCCAGTAGGGTAGCTGCCTCCGTCGCCTTGCCCGCCGCCGCCCGATCCTCCGCTGACTCCAGCGGAATTATAATAGGCGCCATATCCGCCGCCAGTGGCAGCAATCGTTCCACTGTCGAAGTTTACCGATGAATTCCCGCCGCTATGGGCGCTGGAAGTGCCGCCGGCACCGACTGTGACCGTGTAGGCCGTCCCGGAAGATACGCTGGCAGTGCTCGCAAGCATTCCCCCGGCGCCGCCGCCGCCGCCAAGGTTAGTGCCTCCGGCGCCGCCTCCGGCCACAATGAGATAATTTACCGTTGCTGACATTTCGACGCCCTAACTGTAAAACGCGAGCGTGATCACGCACGCCGTCGGGCTGATAAGCCCGATCTTGCTTGCCCCGTTCAACTGCCGCAAAAGCGGATTCAGTTCCGGGATGCTCAAGGCCCCGGCAGCCTCCGTTGCTGTCGCATTAGGGACGGTAAGCCCGGTCGTCACATTGAGCAGCATATAGAAGTCGCTGTTTCCCGAAGCTGCAAAGAGCACGAAATTCGCCCCGCTGGGCACCGTCACATACTGGGCCGTATTCGCAACCATGACGTTCACATAGATCGTATCGCTTTGCTGCATTCCGGCGACGATCGGAAACCCCATCCCGTCAATTCCCTGAGTAAGTCTCAACATTTTAAATTCCTTTTTAGGCTATTAGGCTGAAGGCTATTAGGCTGAAGGCGAAGCGCAGGCTGAAGCAAACGATAGGCTGAAGGTCTTAAAACCTAACAGCCTTCAGTCTTCAGCCTAACAGTCTAATAGCCTTCAGCCTACTGCTGTTCCCATCATTTTCTGCAGCGCATTCTGCCCGCCGCCAACGTCCGTCTCACTCAAAGTCTTCGCCCCCTGCACCCCGGCCATGCTCATTTGAGCCGCCTGCTGCATCTGCACCTGCTGAATCCTCTGCTTCCTTATGGCGTCCCGCTTCTCCTGCTCCACAATCAATTTCTGTGTAACCCCGATCAAATCCGCGTATTCCCTTACCGTCTCGTCCATGTCCACATTGTCCAGGACCTCCGGTTTGGCGGCCGCCAGATTTCCCACAAACGCCACAAGCCGCTCGATCCCCGTGGTCGCCGTGCTTTTCTGCGCATCGGCAAGGGTCGAGATCGTTTCGATATCAAACGCTCGGCCCCTAATCTCAGGCGGCGCCGGGGGAATCAACCCCGCGCGAAACATCATGGCAAACACGCGCTCGATCATCGGGTTTATCAGCTCGAACTGGCTGCGCTCGAGGAACGGCCCCAGCATCAGCATCTTTTCCTGCTTTCGCTCGATGATCTCGGTTGCCGTCCTGACTGTATCCATTTGACTTATCATCAAAAACAGGTCCGCAAAGAAGGCCCTGTTGATCCTCTCTTCGGCCTTTGCGATCTTCTCCTCTGCCCCGCGGATATCCGGAGGCACCTCGTATGCGGGCTTAAATCCCCCATCGGGTCCCATCCGTGTCACATAGGTAATTCCTCCCGGAAGAAGACTCGCCGGCTCGTTTTTCATCTCGACGCCGGCCACCATCGGAGGATTGAGCACCTTGTCTATCGCCTGGGCCGTCCGCTTCTCCAACTGCTGGAGCATCTTCGAGCTTGCCAGCGCCTCCATCCCGGGGGACCTGCCGTAGGAATCGTTTCCGATCACATGCCACCTGGGCGCGCAGAAGGGCTGCTCATGGTAGCCCCGAAGGTCGAGCACCAGGTTCTGACTCTGCCCCCACTCCCAGATCACGCTCCGAAACTTCCGCCCTTTAAGCCCCGGCACTTGCGGGGCCCGGTCGTCGTTTGGCTCGATCGCCTGCGCGACGTTTACTTCCTTATCGAGCTGTCCACTGGCCCAAAGGCTTTTGACCTGGGGACTGCAATTCTCAAGTCCAAAGCGCTCCACAACCTGACCTGTTGCGAGTACGTATTCCCGGTAAAGAGTATCAATCTGATTATTGCCGCTTGACGCGAGATAGTATTCGCCCGCGGTAAGGGTCTGACACCTGATGACATCGTTATAATCCTCCTCTATCAGCACCAGTCCGGTCCCGAAGCACCCCAGCTCCTCGTAGATCACGTGGAGCGCGTTGTAGGCGTTGCTCTGGGAAAGCACCGTCAGCATGCGCTTGGTCACCTCGTCAAGCCAAAGCCTGACCGGTGTGTTGTCGGATACGTCCATGTCCCTGATCGACAACCGAAACCACGGCCTGGCCGGACTCGTAAGCCCCGCCATTAGTCCAGCCGCCAAAGTCCTTAATGCAAATATGGGGGTCTCATTGATCATCCTCGATCCGACCGGGTCGCCCCTGGTCGCCTGGTTGGGGGTCATGAGATACCGGCCGCGCCGCGGCAGGATAAAATCGCTGAGCTGCCTCCAGTGCTGCCAGTAGCTCCACCGGTCAACCCGCAGCCCCACAAGCCGCCTGTCCACATATCTCCGCAAATCCCGGATCTGCGGAATCTTGTCGATCTGACTTACGAGTGGGATTTTGAGGTCCTC